GACGGGTATGGCGACCAGACCTTGTGTGGGTTGTCAACGCGGCCAACTTCCAAAAAATCATTGACGGGAAGTACAACAAATGAGCTTTGCAAGACCAATCAAACCATTTGCAGACCGGGAAAACGACAACGCCCGCCAAGAGCGCATGAGCATGTGCAAGGCGCATGAGTGCCCAAACCGCTGGAGCGTGTCGCCTGAGATGCTTTGTTCAGCACACGCCCATTCACCCCCTCATATGTGGCCGCAAATCACGGATGAGCAACACCGGCACTTGGCCGCAAGGTCAAACCGACCTCAGAACACCGAGCCAGCCCGGAAGGTCACGCGGGAAGAAGTGGACAGGGCGCGTGAAGCCCTCAAATCATTCATACGCGGAAGCCAGCTTGACCCCAAGCAGTGGGCGCGGAACTTGAAAGCCCGGGAACAGGCCGGGGAACACCTCAGTGATGTGCAACGCAAGATGTGGAGGGCTGCATTAAATGAACGCAATTCAAGCCAAGATGATTCTTGACCGTGTGCGTGAAGGTTGGGATTATTCCGAGGCCACAATCACGCGGGCATTTTTCATGACGGGGGAAATCAGTGAACACGAATTCAGAGCAATGGAGGGCGGAATGCGAAGCCCGGGAGTGGGTTGCCCGCTACAAGACCCGGGCGCGGGAGTATGGCAGGGGAGAGGCGCGGGTGTGGTGGGATGACATATGCCGCGACATTGAAAAAAAGCGCGGCAAGCAAGCCGTTGACGAACTCAAAAGGATGATGAATGCGGAGAGCAGCCAGAACAGACGCGAACCAACAAGCCGTGGTTGACGTCTTGAGACAAGTGGGCGCAACGGTTCATTCCCTTGCGGCTATGGGCGGGGGTTGTCCTGACCTGCTGGTTGGGTTCCGAGGGCGGACGTGCCTGATGGAAGTCAAGGACGGCAACAAGCCCCCAAGCGAAAGACGCCTGACACCTGACCAAGTTGATTGGCACAAGGAATGGACAGGCGGGTCATTGACCGTGGTGAACAGCCCGGAAGATGCGTTGAAAGTGATTGGAGTGATATGACAGACCTACCAGACAAAGCCGCTGAGTTCATTCGTGAAAATGCGGCCGCATACGGCAACGCCAAAGGGCGGCGCGTCCACCTTGAGGAATTCCGCAAGAGCAAAAAAGCCCTGCTGATGAAGGACGCCTTGATGCGCGGCATTGAAGCGGCCAACGCGCAAGAGCGGGAGGCATACGCTGACAAGGAATACCGGCAGTTGCTTCAAGGCTTGGCCGTTGCGATTGAGGATGAGGAAACACTGCGCTGGCAGTTGGAAGCCGCACGCCTTGAGATTGAGATATGGCGCACCCGGCAAGCAACCGAGCGCATGACAGTGGGTTCACACAGATGAGGAAAAAAACCAGACGAAAAGTTTATGCCAGTGAGGACACAAACCCAGTGTTGGTAGCCCTCATGGGCGCGTCAATGGTGGATGAGGAATCGTTGAACAAACTGAGATTTGGCGAACTGAGCGCAATTCAGTCCATCAGCACCGGAACCGGGACGCTGTGGGAATACCGACTGTTGGCTGACATGCTCAACATCTGTGAGCGCATGGCGGAAAACGGAATTGGCCCTGAAGCCCTGTCAGCCTGTGAAGCGTTCAATGAGGAACTTGCCAGCATGGCGGAGCGGTACGAAAAGACCCAAAAAATGGGATTCACAGGGCTTGGCTTGCAGCTTGCCCGTGAGGTGTACGAATACCACGACATTCAACGCCAAAGCATCACGCGGGCGGAGTATGAGCGCATGATTAAAAAAACCAACGATTACATCAGGTCAAACGGACACCGCGTGGTGAACCTAAAATGAACAACAAACTCAGCGCATCAGACAGAAGACACCTTGCCGTCATCAAAGAGATGCCATGCGGCGTGTGCGGCGCGTCAGGCCCGTCAGACGCCCATCACGTTGAACAGCACATGCAATTCCTTTGCATTCCGCTGTGCAAAGACTGTCATCAAGGTTCCCACAACGGGATACACGGCCGCAGGTCAATTTGGAACGTGTTGAAAAAAACCGAGATGACCGTGTTGAACGACACCATAAGACAACTTACAATGGGCAAATCCTGAAAGGAACCGTCATGGTGAAATTTGTTGCAAAAGTTGAATCCTCAGAAGCGGCCCAACAGCCAAACAGCGACCCGCTGATGGAGTTTGTCATGTGTCTGCTTCACGCCCGCACAACAGCGCAGTTGAAGCACTGGATGACGCAAAGCAGAAGCGACCATCAGGCACTGGATTTTTTCTATGAGGGAATCATCCCGCTGGTTGACCAGTTTGTTGAGGGCTTTCAGGGTCAATACGGCAAGTTGCACAGCGTCATTGACGGGTACAAATTCCCAACAGTGGAGCCGCTGGAATACTTCCTTGCCCTTGCCCTTGAAATTGACACCAAGCGCACTGCCACCGGCTTTCCGATTGAATCGTGGCTTCAAAATTCAGTGGATGAAATCCGGTTGCTGACGAGCCAAACCATTTACCAACTGCGCGAACTGTCCTGAACGGAGACAACATGACAAAACAAGACAAGCTGAAAATCGTTTACCGCAAGGTCAGCACATTGTTGCCTTACGCCCGCAACGCCCGCACCCACAGTGACGCTCAAGTGGCGCAAATCGCGTCATCCATCCGAGAGTTTGGATTCACTCAACCCATCCTGTTGGACGGCGAAAACGGCATCATTGCTGGTCACGGGCGTTGGCAAGCCTCAGTGTTGTTGGGGCTGGCGGAAGTCCCCACGATTGACCTGAGCCACATGACCGAAAGCCAAAAGAAGGCTTACATCATCGCGGACAACAAGCTGGCCCTCAACAGCGGTTGGGATGAGCAACTGTTGGAGTTGGAAATTCAAGACCTGCGTGATGCGGGATTTGACATTGACCTGCTGGCCTTTGACCCGTCTGAACTGAAATCCGCTGACGTGGATTATTCCGTGTTGGAAGATGAGGAAATTGACGACCAGCTTGACGAGATGAGCAAAGGGGTTCGCAAGGCCATCCAGATTGAGTTTGAGCCTGAGCACTACCCGGAAGCCAACGAACTGGTGAAGTGGTGGCGCGAACAGGGCGGATATGTTGGCCTGATGCTCATTAACCATTTGCGCAGCCAAAAAGAAAAGCTGAGTGCGTGAAATGCTTTTATTTGGTGGGCTATCACGGTTGCGGGAAAACCACCCAAGCAAACCTGCTTGAACAGACATACCCGCACTACAACTACATTGGCGGCAAGTTGGGCCTTGATGCCATCCGAAGCGTTCAGCAGCTTGTGGATGAGGTTAGGGCCAGCAAGTCCGACATGGTCATTCACGGTTGCATCTTCCAGACCGAGCCAATGATGGTGCGGCTGACGCGCCTGACAAGCCTTGAGGTCATCGTGCTTCACTCACTGCCCGAAACCGTCAAGACCCGGACGATTCACCGGGGGGCGGCTGACTACAACGTCAACAAATTCAAGGCCCATTACAGCTTCATCAAAAAGCTACCGGTCATGAAAAAATACTACCCATTCAAGCTGCACATCGTTGACAACAACCGCGGCATTGAGGAAGTTCAAGCGGAACTGAGGGAAATATGTGCGCCATCATAGGATTTGTCTGTTCTGAGCCGTCCAAGGAAGCGATTGACACGCTCAAGCAGCTTTTTATTGAGTCGAAGATACGTGGGATGCACGCCTATGGCTATGCGGCCATTCAGGACGGCGCGGTGATTGAGTTCAAGAGCAACACCCTCAAGCCCCTGTTGGACAGCATCAAGACGCCCACAATGTTGATTGGGCACTGCCGTTACAGCACCAGCGGGGATTACCGCAACCACCTCAACAACCAGCCCCTGCGCCACGGTGATGAGTATTTGGTGTTCAACGGCGTCATTGACATGAGAACCAAGGCGGAGATGGAAGCGGCCCACCGCATCAGTATGAGTTCCGACAATGACGGCGAAATCATGCTGCAAGCCAAAGACCGGATGAAGCTGCTCAAGTCCAAAGTGACGTTCAGTGGCCTGACACTCAATTCGCACCGCCTTGCGTTTTTCCGCAATGAGGGCAGGCCCGGGTACAGGGGCACGCGTTACGGCGCAACCTTCATTGGTTCTACTGCCGACATTTTGAGGCGTTGCCGGATGGAACCCGCGCAAATGAACCCGTATGAGGTGCACGAATGGACAGCGTGACCGAATACCTGTCATTTCACCGGGCCAGCAGCCTTGCCGGGGATATTGACCCCCAAAATGACTGCCTAAGCTACATTGCAGACCGCTATGAACTCAGCATGGAACAGCGATATTGGCTGGCATTCCTGTTTGGGACGTGCTACTGCGCACCCACGGTGTTCTACATTTACAACGAATTCCCCGATTATGAAAACGTGGACGTGAACCGGCTTCAACGCTGGTGGGACGCTAACAGAAACCGTCTGGTGTTCCAAACCGACCGTGCCCGCGTCCGAAGCAACAACGAGTTTGTCAACGCCTTCCGCTCATACCGGGACATTGTTGGGCCAAGCCAGCAGGAATACTTCAGTGGGTTTCGTGTGGATAACCCTGTGGAAACCTACGTGAAAGCCTACGGACGGCTGAACAACATCCACTATTTTGGGCGGTTCACCATGTTCATCTACCTTGAACTGGTGTCAGTGCTTACTGACACGCCAATGATTCCGCACACGCTGGCCCTGCGCGAAGCCGAAAGCTGCCGCAACGGGCTGGCGTTGGCCTTGGGCCGCAAAGACCTGTTCACCCATTTCGTGGACAAGGAACTGACCGGGCAAGACTATGACGCCTTGGATGAGGGCTTTGCCGACATTCAGCAACGCATCAACGGCATGGCGATTCGCCACAAAAACTTGTTCAACATCGAGACAACCCTGTGCGCCTACAAAAAGGTCAAGCTGGGCAAACGGTTTGTGGGCTACTACATTGAGCGCATGAGGACGGAAATTGAGGCAATGAAAAAAAACGTCCCAGTGGGCGTTGATTGGTCAGTTCTGTACGAGTTCCGGCGCACCAACTACCAACAGAAATTCTTGAAGGAAGCCAAATGAACCTTGACGAACTCAAGCAAATCCCTTTGAAGTACACCTTTGGGTATTCGGCTGAAGACCACGGGTTGCGCCAGTACGTCAACGAGGAACACGGGATTGCCAAGCAGGTCTACACCCCGCGCAAGATCAGCACAGGCGAGTGGGGCACAGGCAAGGCGACCTACATGCTGTTGGAGACAAAGCAGGAATTTGAAACCGTGGCGGAATTGTTGGAAGCCATCAACGCAAAGGAAAAAGCATGAGACACCTTGAACTGTTCCAAGTACAGCACAGCGTCAAAGTGGGGGACGTTTGCGGGGAGATTCAACCCAACATCACTGAGGACACGGTGTTCACGGTCAACGGGGAGCCCATTGGGTTCTACCTCAAGGAAATCCCTGAGAAACTGCGCAAACTGATTGAGGTTGCCAACGCAGAGTTCCTGTCAGACCGAGTGCCCAAAAGCACGATGAACCGGACAAGCGGGGAACAAGGGCTTACCGAGCGCGTCCAGCAGTTCAGCACCATCTTGGGAGGCGTCCCCCCACGGCCCCACATGAAGCGTCCATACCCCTCAATCAGCAGCGTCCATCAGTCCGCGTCCGCACAGACCTTCATCAAGGCTATGGTGCTGGCGGCAGACGAATCCGCCAAGGTCATCCGGGACATTGCGCCCAACATCTACGAAAAGCAGAAAGCCATCATTGAAGAAAAAATCCCACCCAAATACCGATTTGGGGAACTGTTCACCAGCAGCATCAGCAACTTCAACATCAGCGCGTCATTCCACCGGGATGCGGCCAACCTTGAGGGATGCGCCAACGTCATCATCGCCAAGAAGCACAACGCCAGAGGCGGAAACACGACTGTGCCGGATTACGGGGCCACGATGGACAGCCGCGACAATTCAATGCTTGTTTACCCGGCATGGCGCAACGTCCACGGAGTGACGCCCATAGTGCCAACCAAGGAAGGGGGATACAGGAACAGCCTTGTGTTCTACCCCCTCAAAGCCTTTGCCAACCATTGGGATTGACCTATGCCGTCAACACCTGTGTACACCAAGTGCCAAAGCCTTGGATGCCCAAACCCCAAGACCAAGCTGAACAGCTTTTGTCACGAACACGGGGGAAGGAACTATGCGCCACGGGAGACAGACAGCATTTATCAGACACCCGCGTGGCGAAGCGTCAGACAGAGACAGGTGAGCCTCCAGCCGTGGTGCCAAGGATGCCTGAGCAGGGGAAGGGTAGAGGTTGCCAAGCACGTTGACCACTTGTTCCCTTGGCGTCAGGTAGGCAAGCACGCCTTCCTCAACAACGTCTTCCAAAGCCTTTGCGGGCCATG